TTTAACTCTAAGCAAGCTGCTCTAGTATCTGCAACTAATATTAAAACTGTCAATGGCACTACATTACTAGGTTCTGGTGATTTAGTTATTAGTGGTGGAGCAAGTGCCACTAAAACAATTGCAAATAAAACAGCTGCTTATACAGTTATAGCTGGGGACTTAGGGAAAATAATCAATTGTACTAGTGGTACGTTTACTATTAGTTTAACTGCTGCGGCTACATTAGGTGCAGGGTTTACTTGTACTATTTGGAATACTTCCAATATTGCAACGGATGCAATTACGATTGACCCAAATTTAACTGAAACGATTGATGGTATAAGCACGCTTATATTAAGACGTGGTGAAGGTCTTGATATTGTTTGTGATGGAACAAATTGGGAAATAGATAATAAGAAACCAATGCGGTTATATGCCGAAAATTATGATAAAACATTAAACCGCCCTATTGTTACTGGTGGGCATGCTGTTGCAATTGGTGGAAATGCTACTGCGTCTGGTGGTATGGCTGTTGCATTGTCATATGGCTCATCCGCTTCTGGTAGTCAATCAATGGCTATTGGCTTTCAAACAAACGCTAATTCAGGGTATTCAACTGCAATCGGAGTAAATTCAGGGGGTAATGGCTCATATGCTCAAACAGGCGCAGGAGCAATGTCACTAGGTGGTTCTTATGCATCCGGGACTAATAGTTTCGCTGCTGGTGTTGCTGGTAATACGAATACGTATGGTGCGCAAGGTTTGCAAAGTATCGCTATGGGATACCTTGCTAAAGCAAATAATAATGATTCTGTAGCGATAGGTAACAATACAGTTGCGACAGGTGACGGGGGTTTTGCGATAGGTAAAGCAGCAAATGCTACTGGTGCAGGTTCGTACGCTGGGTCGTACGCAACAGCGTCAGGTTCATATTCTATTGCATTCTGCGGATTAGCATCATCAAATTATTCTGTTGCAATTGGGTACAATTCGAGCGGTACAAAAGCTACAGCTTCAACTGGCTCTGGCGCAATGGCACTAGGTGGCTCTTATGCTTCTGGCACAGATAGCTTTGCTGCTGCTATTGCGAATAATACGAGTTCGTATGGGGCAAAAGCTAATAATTCTATTGCGATAGGTAAAAATGCCGCAACCAATGGTTTTAATTCAATATCAATAGGTAATGCTGCACTTAATAATGGTTCAAATGGTATAGCTATTGGAACTAGTTGTACTACATCTAATGGAGGTGTGTCAATTGGTACTAGCAATAATGCCGTTGCAGATAAAACATTCGCCATTGGATACTATTCACAAACAAATCAGTATGGTAAGTACGCATATGCTTCTGGGCAACTTGCAGCAAATGGTGACGCACAATCTGGTAAAATGGTACTTCGAGGAGCAACTGACAATACCACACCAACTGTAATAACATCAGATGGGGCGGTGGCCGGAGCAACAAATCAAGTTGTATTACCGAATCAAGGTGTATTTACGTTTTCTATTTTAGTTACTGCGGTTAGAACTGTTGGAGAAGCCGCTGGATGGAAATTTGAAGGTGTAATATTACGAACAGGCGCAGCTTCAGGTACACAGCTACTTAGTGCAGCTAAGACTACTTTAGCTAAGACAACACCCTCTTGGGAATGTAATGTTACAGCAGATACAACAAATGGTGCATTAGCCGTAACAGTTACAGGAGCTGCAGTAGGAACAAAATGGGTAGCAGTGGTTGACACAGCGGAAGTAATAGGTTACTAATTTAAAAGGAAACAAAATGGCAATTCAATTAGATTTACAAACAAGCAATTACGGAGTTCCTTTTTCAGGTGCTTACTTCCGTATTGTTACATCATCCATTGGTCGTGAACGCGGTGCGACATTCTCAGTTATGATTGATGTTGTGGGATATGCTTCACGTCCGCTTAATGAAGATACTCGTGATGTCGATTTTAGACGTTATCATGTACCATTATTAGAAATTGAAGCCCAAAACGGTACAGCGTTTCTTGAGAAATCTTATAACTGGGTAGTTCAACAACCTGACATGGCAGGTGCCGTAGGGGTATAATATGGCTATTAATGTCAATCATGTAACTAATATAATAACAGCTGATTCTGGCATTGTAGCAATGTCATCAAATTTTGGATATAAAAATAGACTTATTAATGGTCAATTTAATATAAGCCAACGTGGTATTGCTGCACAAACTATAACGGCTGGGGTAACTGTCCCAACAGTATCAACTGGTTATCAATTGGATAGATGGTTTGGTTATAGCACAGGCGCTAACGTCACAATACAACCTGTTGCTGTTAGTGGTACGATTACTGCGCAAATAACTGGGGCAGCTAGTGTAGCAACTGTAGGCCTAGGACAAAGAATTGAAGCATTGAATTCACAAGACCTTGCTGGTAAATATGTGACATTGTCGTTCATGGCGCGTAACTCATTATTAACAACAATGAATGTTGCCATCTCTTATGCAAATACATCAGATATATTTGGACCGATTGGTACTCCAACCAAGACAGCTGTTACAAATCAAAATTTCAATATTACATCTACACTAACTAATTACTCAATGACATTTTTGATGCCAGCTGCAGCAACAACTGGTATAGAAATCTTATTTACTGTTGGTGCGCAAACAAGCGGTACATGGAATCTTGCGACAGCTCAGCTTGAACAAGGTAATGCTGCAACGGCTTTTGATTATAGACCTATTGGAAAAGAGTTATCACTTTGTCAACGATACCTAGAAGTAATAGCATCAACTGTATTCAGATGGTCTGGTTATAATCCAACAGCAGCCGCTGCAAATAATTATGGCATTATACCAATGCAGGCTATTAAACGAATAAGTCCATCGACTGTAATGTCATTTAGTGCGACTAATATAAGTGCTGTAAATTTAACTGGTAGTACTACTTCTTTAGCTTTTAGTGCAACAAATACAGCTGCTGGTTTTTGGCTATTTTATAATTCAGTCGCTGCAACAATAAATGCGGAGCTTTAAGTGTATAAATTAATAGATGATCGATCGGTTCTCAGAACAATAGATAATGCAGTGATTCCTTTAGATGAAAATAATTCTGACTATACTCAGTATTTAGAATGGCTAGCTAATGGCAATATTGCTGAGGTTATTGGAGGCATACCTGTACAGGAAGCGCCTGCCAATTTAATTATATAACAGGGACTACTCCCTATTCCCTCGCTAAGTAGGTTACTTAGCAAACCAACCTAGGAGTTTACAATGTACGCAAATATTTTAGAAGATATTATTGAAGAAGTCGTTGATCTTGTGGTGCCCGACGATGTGGTTGAAGAAGTTGTTGAAACAATCGTAGAGGAACTATTATGAAAAACAGTTTAGACAAAGCATTTAAAGACGCAGGAAAAGCTATTAATCACACTGTACACGAAGCAGCAGATGTTGCAGAAAAAGTTGTGACTAACCCTGATGTACAAGACGTGGCAAAAGAAGTTGCTATTGGCGTTGCTGTTGCAGCTATTACAGCGGCTTAATTATGGAACTTAGCGATAAAGGCGCAGAAGACTTAAAAGGTTCTGAAGGGTTTAGATCGCAACCGTATCCAGATGGTGAGGGCGTCCCTACTATTGGCTTTGGCAGTACCTTCTATGAAGATGGTACCAAAGTTACTATGAAAGACGCTCCCATTACTAAGGAACGAGCGTTACAGCTTTTCAAGGTTACCCTTAAGCAATACGTAAGCGCAGTAGACAAGTCTGTTACTGTATCCTTAACCCAAAACGAATTCGATGCATTGGTCGAATTAACATATAATATTGGTGGCCCTGCTTTCAAAGGCTCTACACTATTACGTTTATTAAATGCAGGCGCACCGAAAGAACAAGTGGCTGCTCAATTCCTTAGATGGAATAAAGATAACGGTAAGGTAGTTGTCGGCTTGACCAATAGACGCAAACGTGAATCAAACAAATTTTTAGGACTTACAAAATGAGTGAATTAATTGAACCAAAAGCAGTACCAGTTGCTAAAGTCAACACTGTTGAGATTGCACCATTCTATTGTCAAACACCTTCTGATTGGGACTTAGCAATAAGTGCAGATGGCGTAGTAACAGCGCATAGCCCTGTTTCTGGAGAAACCTTTGAGGGAACAATGGATGAGTTTAACAAAGCTATGAGAGGCTAAGATGACAGGCACCGTTAAAACAGTAGCAGATCCTTGTCAGACATACATTCATTTTATATCTTCGTGGGCTAAAAGTCGTGCTGTTTGTAATGGTGAACGCGCAGTCAAAGAATTAGATGGACATTTAGATTTGATTCGGATGTCTAATCTTTTAATACCTTTTTCTCCTTCAATGAGTGGTGCTCAGTACGATTTCTATAAAGCAGAAGCAGAGCTGCCCGGCATTACTGCACAATTTGCAAAAATGTTAGTAGGCGGTATGTTAAGAAAACCACCTATTGTAGAGTTACCAGAAAATGCTCCAGAAGATGCATTAGATTGGATAACAAATAACATAGGCAGAGATGACTCTACTTTAGTGGCTTTCTTAGATGATATTTTGTGGGAAGAAGTACAAACGTCACGTGCTTGGGTTTTCATTGATTATCCCCGTGTTTCTAATTCAGATCTTCTTGATAAAGAAACCAAAGAGCAAATAAAGCCTTACCCTATTTTACAGAAAGCTGAAACAATTATAAATTGGTCTACACGTACAAATATGTTTGGCAAAACAGTATTAAACAGGGTTATTGTAAAAGGATATATGGATGACTATACTACAAATGAATTCCATGCAATTCGGGTACCTGCAGTTTGGGTGCATGAGCTAGATGAGAGTGATGAGTATAGAATTCGTATTTATCAAGGCACAATTGCAGATAATGGTGATCAAACCCTAAAGCCAGGTGACGCTGCAAACAAGAATGACAGGTTGCTTCCAGCAGGAGGATTTCAGCTTATAGAAGTAATTGATAATATTTTGGCAAATGGCGAAAAACTAAATCACATACCTGCGTGGCCTTTAAATGGAAACATTACACCAGTTACTCCATTGCTTTCTCCAATCGTTGATAAAGAAATTAGCTTATATAATAAAATTAGTAGAAGGAATCATCTATTGTATGGTGCTTCTACCTACACTCCTGTTATTGCTTCTGATATGCCTGATGAAGAGTTTGATGATATTGTACAAGCAGGCTTAGGCTCTTGGATACGGTTAAGACAAGGCGATACTGCAACTGTACTAGAAACACCTACAGCCGCACTATCCGACATGCAAGCTGCAATTTTATCTACAATGGATGAAATGGCTAAGCTTGGCATTAGAATGCTAACAACAGAAAATGAACAATCTGGTATTGCATTAGAATTGCGTAATGCATCTCAGACAGCACAGCTTGCTGTTCTTAGTACCAAAATATCTAATACAATGAAACAAGCAATATGTTTAATGCTAAACTGGCGGTATAATATAGACTGCAAGGCTTGTGATATCAAGTTTGAACTATCTGCAGACTTTGATCCAGTACCATTAGGTGCTGAGTGGTTAAACTTAATTACACAATGGTATCAATCAGGCTTGTTGCCTAGACCAGTGTGGTTACAAATGCTTAAAGCAAATGATATACTTAATGCTGAGTATGATGATGAAGAAGCTATGGGACAAATTAATCAAGATGAGCTGATTATCCCAGCCTCTACAAAATACAATGATCAATATTCAATGCAATTAGAAGCTGCTAAACAGGGGCAGAAAGCTAAACCAATTAAAGAATAGAGGTATTTACCGTGGCCATTAATGCTAATACACAAATTTATGATAAAACACTAGATCGCGCAGCAATGCTACGACTACATGAGAGAAGGGTAGTTGGTAAGGTTGATGTAATCATTGATGGCCATATCCTTCGTCTGGACAAATTAATAAAAGCTTTTGAGGGTATGAATCCTTTTAAAGCTGCATTAGATAAAGAGTTGCATAGAACGTATTCACAAATTAACAACTCAGTAGAGAAGGATTTACTGTCTTTGACTACAGATCAACTCTCTTTTGCTTACCAAAAAGTAGAAGTAGCAATGGGGCATATATGGCGTACTGAACGGCCTAAAGTTCGTGTTGCTGAAGAAATTGCGCTTGCTAATCCGCTCTATAAAAATCAAACAATGGAACAAGGGTGGCAAGGTATTTCTAAAAATGAGAAGATTAGAATTGAAGCTGTAATTCGAAAAGGAATTGCAGATGGTAATACTATTGATGAAATAGCATTAGCAGTACGTACAGGAAATGTTCACAATATAACTAGAAACCAAGCAAAAGGCTTAGTCATTACTGCAGTTACTTCTGTAACAAATCAGGCTGACCACGCAATATATAAAGCTAATGCAAAAGCACTATTAGGTTGGGAATACGTTGCGGTACTTGATGCTCGTACTACACCTTTGTGTGCAGGAAGAGATGGCCATATTTATGAGATAGGAGATGTTGTACACTTGCCTCCAGCTCATTGGCATTGCCGTTCTACAACAACACCTGTATTTAAATCATGGGATGATATTTCTAAATTAGAAAGTGTTGCTCAAATACGTAAGCGAAACTTAGCAGGACTTACGGATAAACAAAAGGCTTTCTATGATGGCAATACTCCACTAAAAGAAAGCTATAACGACTGGCTGCTAAGACAACCACAAGATGTTCAACTAAGACACTTAGGTGATTATAAGAAAGTAGGTATGTTTAATTCTCAACAACTTACTTTAGACAAATTTACTAATGATGAAGGCAATACAATAGGTATCAAAGAGTTACGTAAGATGACAGATTCTACTTATGTACTTCCTAATGATACCCAGAAGTTTGCCAATGCTAAGGCTAAGTTAGATGCAATGCAATTGCCGATAATGACACCTGAAGATTTATTTGATAATAAAGAATTAGTAAAAACATTAAGAGATTATTATTTATTACAAGCTGGAGAATTAGATGGTACTCTATCACTCACAAACTATCGCGGTGCCCTCATACACACCAAGAAAGCTACCAAATCACGAGTGCTAAACAATCTCCCGACTGAAGATCAAACAGTCTTTAATCCAGTTACAGGCCGTTACGAAGACACAAGGCTATACCAGCCTAACGTACAAGTACTAAATAATAACCTTAGACTATTACGCGAAAGTCCAACATTAAAACAGGCAGATAAGGATTTTATCGAAAATTTTGTTGGTAGCCTTGATGAAAAGATGGGTGCAAATGAGAGAGCTGTAGTAGCAGATAATCTCCGTATTATCTTTACTAGGTTTAGAAATAATGGCGAGCAGTGGAATAATTTTAAAGCTGTTGTTCAGGGCCAAATTAAGTTTGATGTAATGAATGTATCTGATTCATTAGAAACACAACTACGTGCTGATATTGATGTACTTAAAAAGCTTAAGCAAGATAATTACATTGATCCTATCTTAGGCCCTACTCAGTTACAAGACTTGCATGATAACTTTATCAGCAATATACGTGCTAAGAATAACTGGGAAGATTCCACTGCGCCTAAAATAGCCAGAGAATTGCGCAATACCTTTGACTATAAAATACCGCTTAAACTTAAGTTGTTGCCAAATGGTAAGCCACGTATCAGCGAAGAAGCTTTAACACAATTTTATTTGAAATTTGCTCATAGGCTGAGTCTTGCTGATATGCCTGATAGAGATCAATTTGCTGTAGCACTTGGCAGAGATTTATACAATCTTGCCAATTTAAATGGTAATAGACGTGAATGGTACAGCACAGGTATGGCATTATTAGAAGCAAAGAATGTAAAGAAATTCTTCGAAGTAGAAACCTTTGGTGTACAAAAACGAAGAATGAAAAGTAGATTGAGTAACAGTTTGTTTGGGCCTTATTATGACACTCTGTCATATAACATACGTGTGACTGATCCTCGTGTACAAGAGTATGCACAGCTCACAAGGAAAGTGGATGTCGGCCTGCGTGTTGGCGTTACAACGGATAAGAACAAGTTAATATTCCGCGAGGGCTATAAGACTTATTTTATTGACAGAGGTCTCCTAGGTTTAGAAGATACACGTATACCTATTACATCTACAAATAGTTTTGGTGATTTTCCTGAGAAGTTTGTTGATAAGAATTTGGCAGATGCTTTAAACTGGGCATCTAAGTCTAAATACAAAATTGACGAAGACTTCTATGATTTCACTCAGAAATTATTGTACTTCGAAGACGACAGAGGTAATGCCAAAAAGTACAACGAATTGAATGAATACAAACATTACATATCTTCAAGAGGAGATGCTTATGAAAGATTCAAATCAATGGAATGGCTACGGACTCGAAAATATTCTTTTAGTAACCATGCTTTTGTTGACCATCGTGCTCGTATATATGATCGCGGACTCATTAGTCCTCAGTCAGGAGAATCCTTCAGACCGTTCCTTAATACAGAACAATCAAAAGTGCTTGGTGAGGCTGGATACAGAAACTTTAGAGACCAAATAGGTGCATTCATGGGCGGTCTTAACGATACCTTTGAAGGACGATATAATTCATTATCCTTTACTGGTAGGCAAAAGATTGCTGATAAGCTATGGCCTGATATGGTAGAGATTGGTAATAAGATGTTACGTGCAAAGCCTGCTGACATTCGCGCTATATTAGAATCAGAAATGGTACAATTAGTAGATGGCGAAGAGCTAGGCAAGTTCTTTAGGTTTGCTATGGAGTCAGCTAAGATAGATAATTATCTAAATGAAAAACCACTAGCTGTTATTGTAAAAGGTAACCCTAAGTTTATAAAAGGTAATCCGTTAGCTGATAAGTTTTATAACGACATAAAAGCTAAGTTAGAAAATAACGGTTATCGAGTTGAATTTGACATTGGCGCAGATTTTACTGAACCTGATCAAAATGCAGCATTAGTAGTTGGGCATTCGAGAGGTGTAGATAGATTGAAATATGCAGCTAAAACATCTAAAACATTTGAAATAAAAACTAAATCAGATGTTGGAAGTAGTCCTTTGCATTACACTTTGTCTGAGTCAGATTTGAAAAATTTAGCTTCAACTAATAGAATGAACTCCTATAAAACTGCATTAGCGCTTGAACAAGATGCTTCATCTTCTGGTGCTCAAATTATTGCATTAACAACAAAGAACAAACAGTTAGCTGAATTATCTAATGTTGTACCTACAAATCAAAAGCGTAGGCTATATGATGAAATTGCTGCTGCCACTTATAATGATCCTCGTTTTAAAGTATTAAACGAGAAGTTAGGGTTAAATGAAAAAGATTTACGAAAAGCTGCGAAAGCTCAGAACATGGTTACGTTTTATGGTGCTGGTGAACGAACTGGCATCCTTAATGTGGAAGGTAAATTATCAAAAGTCTTGGACAAGCAGGGTAACACGTTGGTCGTTAAAGCGTCTGATCGTGATAAGGTACTTAATGAGATTTCTGCAAGAGCAGCAAGATACGAACGTTTCGATCCTGAAACAGCTGAACAGCTCAAACAGCTCAGAGCAAATGTACGCGATATCTTTAATAAAGGCCAAGATCCTGGGGACGATATTATGGAAGCGCTCTACTTCCTCGATCCAGAGACTAGGCAGTTAGTTGAAAAGATGTCTCATCAATATGATAGAGTTGTAACACCAGCAGACTTTGCTGCTATTGCAAAACTAATGTCTGAACATCTAAGTGAACAAGTGCCTATTTTAAAAGACTTTACTAAGTTCTTTGGCAGGCTTGCCGAAGATTTCTTAGTTAATTCTAAGCCTTCTGAAGCAGCTCTTGACTGGAAATCTATTGGCCGTACAGCTGCCCTAAGACCTTATCAGAGAGGTTATGTACTTCCTGATCGTATTAGCGAGATATTAGGTTTAAAGGCAGGAGAAGCAGTAACTGAAAAGTTCTTAAAAAGGTTTAATGGCTGGAAACCAGACGGCTCTTTAGCTGATATTATCTATGGTGTAAAAGGCCCTGATGATAGACGTACTGGCTTTAAAGTACTTAAAATTGAACCTGTAGATAAGATTGAAATATCTAAGGGTATAGAAATCTTTTATGCTAACAAGCTTCCTAAGTCTTGGACAAATGTACCTTGGGTTAATTTTGATGGTAAAATCATTGAACAGAACTTTACTCAAACATTTGAAGAGAGATTGTCTTATAAAGACAGGGATGGTAATTGGGTAAACAATATCTTGCAAATACCTCAAAAGACAGAAGCAACTTGGTGGGAACAGTTTGTAAATGCTGATGGTAAGATTAACGATATAGCTGATGCAGGAAAGGCACGTACTGCTTTTGCCGTTAATGGTAACCATTCAAATGACGCTACATTGGTTAAGAACTTTCACCTATGGGGCAAACAAAATGGCATTGCAACTAGTACTATTCATGACGCGTTCTTTGCTAATGCTGCAGATATGCTAAATGCTCGTGATGGTATTCGTAAATTATACGCAAAAACATTGGATGCTAATCCAGTGTTAGCTACACTAAATGAGATGAAGGCTCGTGGATTGCCTAAAGAGCTTTATGATCAATACCTTCAAGAAGCCATAGACAAAGGACTAATACCTGTAGAAGGTGTTTCTATTGTTGGTGGTAAACGCTTGAAGAAATCTGATATCCTTACTAAAGAGGATATTTTATCAACAATACCCGATCCTACTAAATTTGAAAATGATTGGGGTTTTTATGGAATTGGATAACAATGAATATTGAACAAGAAATCGTAGCAAAAGGCTTAACAGCACCACGTATTACACCTGCAGATATTGAAAGTAATATTAAGAGTGTACATTACTTTACAGCTTACGATGGTCGTTTAGGTGCAATTGCATCAAATACTTACGTAGCCCAAGAATCGCCTGAAGAAGATAATTTAGACTTAATCCCATTAGCCTTATTAACTTTTTGCGTAGTAGTATTACGTAACGGGTTTACTGTAACAGGTGAATCTGCTTGTGCATCTCCTGAAAACTTTGACGCTGAGATTGGGCGTAAGGTTGCAAAAGAAAACGCTATTAGTAAAGTATGGCCTCTAATGGGCTATGAATTAAAATGCAAATTAACAGGCGGATAGTATGTCAGCTGAGATTAAAAAGTGTAACTGCAAACATGCAGCACAAGATAAGCTGTATGGCACTGGAATGCGTGTTATGAACGCAACCCAGAAGAAAGAATTTCGTTGTACTATATGTGGAGCAACACACAAATGAGATTTAGTCACGCATTAGATATGATTATTGCTGGTCAAAAGCTAGCACGTGAAGGCTGGAATGGAAAAGACATGTACGTTAAGTTAGTAAAAGCACATGATTTTGAATTTTCAGAACTATGCCCACACTTTGTCATTAAGAACGTTAGAAATTCTTTTGACACATGGGTACCGTCTGTAGCAGATTTGTTAGCAGATGATTGGGTACTAGTTTAGGTACACAAAAGGAGGCAGACCCCGTTAAATTAACCCTTCCCTGCCTCCCCCTATATTCATTATATATAGTATTATCTCTTATTATAATATCTATTATACTAAGTAATATACTATATAATCATTATAGAACCCCGTTAAATTAACCCTAAATATAAAATTTAGTGATTCCAACATTATAGATTGTATCTATAATATATAAAGAGTTGTACTCAAAGGAAATAAACAAATGTCTACCGAAACTGATGAAACACAAACACAAGAAACTAATACTCCTGCTCCGGATAATATTACTCCCACTCCTCCTGTGGATGACGTGGACAGCAAGATCCAAGAAGCTCTTAAGCCAATCAAGACAAAACTTGACAGTGCGTACAAAGAGCGTGACGAGGCTTTAAGAAAAGCTGCAGAGTATGAACAGAAAGAAAAAGAAGCTAATATAGCACGTCTACAAGAAGAAGGGAAACACAAAGAAGCCTTTGAACTTCAGTTAGCAGAGACCCAAGCTAAATTGGAAGCTGTAACAAAGCGTAACGTAGAGCTTGCTCGTGATGCAGAAATCAAAACTGTACTAGCAAACTATGCGCTTAGAAGTGACAAAGCTCGCGATATGGCCTATATGGATATTGCCAGTCAACTTATTCAAAATGAGAATGGTGTCTGGGTTCACAAGAGTGGTGCCGATCTTAGAACGTTTGTAAAACAATTCTCTGAACATGACGATAATTCTTTCTTGTTTAAAGCCAAACCATCATCAGGCGGCGGTACTACACCATCTGGAACAAATAATCTTCCTGATAACTCGCCTAAATCAATCTTTGCGATGTCTCAGGAAGAGGTACTCAAACTCGCGGCAGAAGGAAAGCTTCGCCGTTAATATTAAGGAAATAAAATGGCAGCAAATAGCGTTACCTATACCAGCGGAACAGCTGGTAATAATAACAACTATGTATTACAAGAAGCAATCGGCGCATACAGCGATGAAGCTTATACTAATGCTCGTAAGTTATCTGGTACTGGAATTACCTCTAGCAACCCACAAATTGACACTAACACAGAAACCTTTATTGGTCAAATGCGTTGGTTGAAACCTTTAAACCCTAAAATCAACATTGCATCATTAACAGATGCTGCTGATGGCGAGAAAACTAACTATACATCTGACTTCAGTACTTACATTAAAACTGTACGTACACACGGTGCTGAAAAAGTCAATATGACTGAAGTAGTTACTCGTCAAGATGGTTTAGCTAAAATTGGTCGTGACTTTGGTGAAACTCGTGCTAAAGACGAACATGATGCTATTCTTTCTGTACTTAAAGGTGTAGCTATCTCTGAAGCATTAGTTGGTACAGCTGGCGCTGGTGGTCAATCATGGTCAAACGATCCTGCTGACGCAACTTATGGCTTTTATGTAGATATCGGTTCAGCTACTGCTGGTGCAGGCAAAATCGTTTCTGGAAACGGTAAAGATAGAGACAACGTTCTTAACTATGCGTACCAAGGTGCTTCAAGAGCAGAAGGCTTGTTAGATGCATTTGGCAAAGCTTTCAAAGACTATGAACCAGATTGGGCATACTTAGCTGTATCTCCAGAAGTTTTAGCTTCTTTCCGTTCAGCTAACTTTGTTGATGAAACAACTGTAACCGAAGGTAATATTAACTTCCAAACAATTTTCAACGGTAAATTCCGCTTGATTGTAACACGGGCTAACCAATCTTTAAGTGCATCTGATCTTGCTGTACTTAATGCAGGTGCTGGTGTTGATATTGTTGGTACTAAAACTTCATTCATCATTTTACCAGGTGCTATTGCAATGGAAACATTAGCAGTGCCTGATTCAACTGAAGTATACCGTGACGCTAACAAATACAAAGGTGGTGGTGTTACTTCTGTCTGGTCACGTTGGGGTTATGTACTAGCTCCTGCTGGTTATGATTGGAATGGTATTTCAACTGCATTCCCTTCAGATGCTGATTACGCTTCATACCGCAGTACTTCTGGCGGTAATACAACTTCAGTAGTTGCTGCTGCAGGAACACAAGCTGCTCTTATCTCTAACCGTGCAAACGTTAAAGGTACTTGGACACGTAAAACAGCTTCTGCACTTTCATTGGGTATTTTACCAGTATTCCATTCTTAAGGAGTAGGTTATGGCACTCGTTAAAGGTGTTAATTCATATGCTGATTTGACAGAGGCCGATACTTATTTTGAAAACAAGCTAGATGTTGCTGCTTGGACCGATGCAGCTGAAGTTCAAAAAGAACAAGCTCTTTGCACTGCAACATCGATACTTGATGAGATGGTTTGGATTGGGATAATTTCTAGCGAAACACAAGACTTAGCCTTTCCTCGTAAAGAAGCTGAATACTTTGATCCGAAACTAGGCACTATGAAGTCTTTAAATAGTATAGAGGTTCCTGGTAGAATTGTCAATGCTACGTATGAACTTGCTTATCATTTATTAAATAATGATGGCCTCTATGACGATACAGGTATGGTTAAAAACTTGGAGCTAGGTGACATTGTATTGGAGACAGTAATGCCTGCCAACAAAACACCAAGAATAGTAAAGAGTTATATTAAGCCTTTATTGTCTAATAGTGGCGCAAGAACATGGTGGAGGGCTAACTAATGGCCTATAAAGGACTTATTGGTAGTCAGCTGAATATGGCTTTTAATATGGCCAAGGACTTAGCGGTTCTTGTAACCTTTCAGAAGGCTGCAAAAGAATTTGATTTTAGTACTGGTACTGTGGACACTGGTGTAATAACCAGTATCCCCGTAAAGGTCATTCCATTAAAAACTAAAAAGACAAAAGATTCAGAATCCTTACAAATTCTATTAAAGAATAAGGATGTCGGTGATTTGTCTTTATTTTCTACTGTTGTGAATAACGGGGTGGAATGGACTATTGGTACTATAATCATCTCAAATACATACACTAGCGTACTAGAGCTTACGAGGACATTATAATGGGAAAATTCGTAAGTCTTGAACAGGATGTCTTTAGTGTATTTGCTTCTCCTGAGTGGGTAGCAGAAGATATAAAAACATTCCCGACAAATTATATAGCTGTGAGCAGTGGCAAAGAATTTATTCGCGTCTCTGTGATACCCAGTGGAAACGGTTTAAACCGTAACTCTACAAAAGGTATTCTCATAATTGATATTTTTATACCTGCCGGAGAGGGTACAAGACGTGCCTTCGAGATAGCAGACGCACTTGATTCTCATCTAGTGAATAAGTCTATAAAACATCTAACGGATACAGCTCAAACTCAATTTGGGTTTAGTTCAATTAGTCCTAACGGTGTTGATAAGGACACGCCTTCACTATATAGAGTCACTTACTCTATCACATTTAATTATTTTTGTAAGGAATAACAATGGCACACATTTCTAGCTTAACCGCTGCAATGTTCTCTGATTTATCAGTAAATATAACACCAAGCTCAGACTCAGCATGGAACGCGCTTACTACAGAAGCAAACTATAACGGCAAATTTGCTGGTACTACTGATAACATCGGCGTATCTATTTCACATTTGAAAGAGTTTCCTGCTTTAGGTACTCCTGCAAACATTACTAAAGTACCTGAGTACGGTTCTAAAACTTCTAAACAAGTACAAGGCCAAGCTGATCTTCCAAATATGGAAATCACACTCAACTACATTCCTACCTTATGGAAAGGAAATGAGCTTTATAATGAAACTACTAACACTGCAACAGGTGTTAAAGTGGGTGACGGTAAGCTTTATATCTTCCGTTTTGCTTTATTAGGTACAGAGGCTGCATCTAATCCGACTTCTGCTAACTTGGCTACTGTTGAGAACTCTTGCTTTTACTTCTTAGGTAAAATGGAAGCATTGGAAGTAACTTCAAGCCTAACTGAAGCTATGACTGCTAAGCTAACAATTTCAGTACAATCTGAAATTAAAGGCGCATTCACCAACTAAGGAGGCCTTATGGCAACAGCAAAAGGTCACATTTCTAGCTTAACAGCGGTAATGTTCTCAGACTTGTCAATGACTAATTACCCTGTCAGTAACTCAGACTGGGACAGTGCATTTAGTAATCCGCTTACCGTTGAAGATAAGCTTGGTAAATTATTTGACAATAAATCAAGATTAGTAACTATTGATGCTGATACTATTCCTGGTGGCGTATCTTTCGCAGATTTGATTGATACTACTAATGATGTATCACCAGGGTCTGCTGCTAGCTCTGCAGAGTTTGTTCGTATTACTCACTTAAAAGAATTCCCTGCTTTAGGTACACCTGCGAATATCACAAAGGTTCCTGAATACGGTTCTAAAACTTCTAAGCAAGTACAAGGACAAGCCGATCTTCCAAATATGGAAATCACTTTAAACTATATTCCTAGTTTATGGGCAGATGCATATGTGTATGATGAAGAGGGTAGACGTCGTCAGCCAAGAGTTGGTGATGGGAAGACTTATGTATTCCGCTTTACTTTATTAGGCACAGAGCCTTCAGGCTTTACAACAACTGAATTGCGTGATAGCGAGCATTCATGTTTCTATTTCTTAGGTAAAATTGAAGCTATTGAAGTAACTTCAAGCTTAACCGAAGCAATGACAGCAAAGCTTACTATCTCGGTTCAATCAGAAATTAAAGGTGCTTATACAGCAGCTTAGTTTAATTGTGGAGGGTTTCGGCCCTCCATTTCTTTTCGAGACAACAATGGCTAAAATTAAACCATTCAGTATTGACTATGTTGTCGGTATTACCGTTAAACATATGCTGAAAAGTATAGACGTCAGTATTAATAAAACATTCCAACGTACGAAAGATGGTTCACTTTCAGCTGAAAAATCAGCGGAAGCGTTTGAAGCATTATCCGTATTACATCAAATGAGAGCGCAACTAAATGAACGCCCAAACAATCAAGGTAACTAATATGTCAGAAGCAAAAGGTATTAAAGGTCTAGTCGGCCAAAAAATGAACAAATCTACTAAATTTTTAGGTAGTGATGTTAAAATTTCGAAACTAACAGTAGCAGAAGTTGTAGAAATCCAAAAGCGTGCTCAAGATATTGAAAAAGATGAGACTGCTGGTTTGGAAGTTTTGAAACTAGTAATTCGTTCTGCTGTAGAAGGCGGTGACGAATTAACCGATGATGATTTTGATAACTTTCCAATGGATGAATTATCTAGACTTTCAAATGATATTATGAAATTCTCAGGTATGGGTCAAGATCAGGGAAAGTCGTCTTAAGTGACGAAGAGCTTCCTATTTTTGAAATAGCGTATCAGCTTAAAATGCCTGTTAGCAAGTTATATGAAGATATGACTTATGAAGAGCTTTTAGGCTGGTTTAACTATTTTGAAAGGCGGCCTGTAGAGTGGAGAGCAGATGATCGTGCTTCCAAACTTTTACAGGCACAGGGTGTTAATCAAAAGCCTTGGCAGCTATTTACTTCATTAGAGCCTATTTATAATCCGCCCTCCAAGGCTAATTCGGATGGTAGTTTTGATACCAGCAGCTTTAAGCGTTCTGGATTCTTCCAGAAACTTGCAACTGCCACAGGCGGGGAGTCTGTTCTTAAATGAATATGAAAATTGATTTAAATTTAATGTCAGAGTTTAAACAAAAGTCTGAAATTATCAAAAACAAAGAAGCTAAGAGATTAGTGGAAGAGTTACGTGCAGCAACACCTATAGATACGGGTAGAGCTAGAGCAGGTTGGAAATATGAAGACGGTCAGATAAGCAATGATGTTGAATACATTGATAGACTCAATGCAGGGAGCAGTACACAAGCGCCCACGCATTTTATAGAAAGAACTCTGCTTGCAAATGAAAATGTAAGCCCTAATGGTGTAATTGTTACACCTAAATAATACTACCCCCTTATTCTTAAGTAAGGGGGTTTTTAATGGAGAATTTAAATGTCAGGTATAGTAATTGAAGTCGATGCTAATACCCGAAAAGCACAGAGAAATCTAGAGGAAGTAAATACTACGGTTAAGTCAATTTCACAAAGTGTGAATTCAATGGCCGATGGCTTCAAAAGTGCTTTTATAGCAATTGGAACCACCTTTGCAGCAGATCAGCTTCTAAAGTATGTAGAAGAAACTACATCATCTTTACAAGAGATGGAAAACAAAGTTGCACTAGTTGTAGGTAAGAGTAACGAATTATATGATACACAAGTAAGACTTAGAAATATTGCAGATGAAACCAATGGTACTTATAGAGAAACCGTTGAAGTATTTACTGCAATGGGACGCGCAATGCGTAACACTAATGTTGATATTGATAAATTAGCACGGTCTTCTAAAACAATACAACAAGCAGTAGCAATCTCAGGCTCTTCTGCAGAAAGCTCTAAAGCAGCTTTAACTCAGTTGGGTCAAGCTTTCTCCTCTGGTGTTTTAAGAGGCGAAGAATTAAACTCTGTAATGGAGCAAACACCACGTATTGCAGGCATGATTGCAGACAGTATGGGTGTCACATTAGGTCAAATGAGACTTATTGCTGCTCAGGGAGAAATAACTTCTGAAGTAATCTTCAAAGCACTTGCAGATCAAGCAGAAACAATTAATAAAGAATTCAAAAATATTGTACCTACATTATCTACAGGTTTCTTAAAGTTAAAAGAAAATGCAGCTTATGTATTTGTTGAATTTGACAAAGGCTTGGCGCTGTCTGAAAAGCTTTCAAAGAGTGTTTATAATCTTTCACAAGAATTAGGAAAGTCTGTTGACAAGGCTTACTTACTTGGAAATGCTTTGCGATTTTCTTTGGTGGGTTTTAAGAATCCACTTGAGGATTTGCTAGAGCCTGTTAAGCAAATGTTAGAGATATCAATATATGCAATACAGCATTCTCTAGATACGATTGGTTTGACAAGGTTTATAACCACAGTAATAGAGCCTTTTGTAACTCAATTTACTGCTGCTATTGATATCGCAATCATGCGTTGGCAAATGTTTGGCAAAATGCTACGCTCTGTCAAAGGCGATGATATGTTTTATCTATTAAAACCTATGCAAGCTATTGGCGAAATAACAGCATTAACTCTTAGAAATACATTAGTAAAAGTTAGTGCAGAAATCTTGGCATATGAGCAATCTGTCACAGGTCGTTTTAGAGCATTCATAATAAAGGAAATGAGATCCTTTAATATAGGTGGCGAAATTGTCTGGTACAGAATGTCTAAACAATTAATACAGAATTTAAGAGATACTGTCTTTGGTACTGACTCTGTTGCTGGAATTATTAGCAGTTTTGTAGGTTCTTTATTTTTAACACTTTCTACGGATCTTGTATCTGGTTTAAGAGATCTTGGAGAAACTCTAGCAGGCTACAATATACTTGAAAAGCTTTTTGGTGTTAGTTTTGGTGGCTCAAAGCTTGCAAGAATTGCTGGAAACTTAATGGTAACAGTGGCAGGTCTAGTAGACTCTTTAATGAATTCTCTAGTAAATGCTTCTGAAACATTCACTGAAGAATTATACTATAGACTAGCAGAAGGACTTAATTTAGTATTGCCTAAGTTTGCGCAAATAGACATGCCTATTGCCTTTAAGGTACATGTTGTATTTTCAAACATAGAGCAAAGTCTTGATAAAGTTTTAGATAGCCTTGTATCTGCAACAGCAATGTTGTCAAAGATAGATTTATTTGGTGCACTTACTGACGCTGCGTCTTATGCTTCTGGTGTATTTGTTGAGGTTTTAAATGTACTTTTACATTGGATAACAACATTCTCCGAATTAGCTTTAAGAGGAGATTTAACAAATTGGTTTGAAGCCTTGGTAGACAAGGTACAATATTATTCAGATACTCTGATAAAAGCATTAGCTCCAATTCAAGCTTTTGGTGATGCTGTTATTCAAGTGTTCTTTGAGATATATGACGCTGTTATTGCACATTCTTGGTGGACAGATACTATTGATGAAATCATATACACATCTGCAACCTTATGGGGCAATACTTCAGTAGGCCTCAAGACTTTTGGAGACAATGTAATTGACTTGTTTGAAGTCATTTATACAAAGATTGGCGGTGTTTTAAATAGGATAGCTAGCCTTGATTTGTCGAAAACAATGTTCAAACTCAATAGCAAACTATATGCCTATTCACCTAACTTAGCTGGATACGCTAAAGCTATTGAGGACTCTATACAAAAGTCTGTTGTATTCTTAAGAGATGTATTTTCAAATGATTTACTATTCAAAGGTTTGAGATATTCATTCACTGATACAATGTCTGGTGTTCTATCTTTTGTAAATCAAAGATTTAGAGCTTGGTTTAACACATGGCCATTGGCATTAAGACAAGCCTTTTCAGCCACAGTAATGGCAACGATTTTCAGCTCGTTACCTAAAGTTATTGCAGACGGTGTAATTGGCGGTTGGTTGCTAGCCTCCTCAATTATTGCAGGGACATCACTAGCTATTACGATTACTGCAAATACCTTTGATAAGAGCTTAGGCGTAGAGTTAGGCAAAGCAGCAGGTGATATTGCATCTGGTGTTGTTAATGGTTCGCTTGTAGATATACCGAGATTGATTGGAGAAGGCTTTGCATTCTTTGGCAACTTTATGGAAAACTTCTTGACAGGTCTTCCTTACCTTGGTGTAATATTCTCTGGTATCTTTAAGATTGCGTCTTTGTTTGGTTCTGCACCAGCAGTAGGTTTGTTGGGTGCTTGGCTATTTGGCGGATCTCTTGTAAGACTAATGGTTGAATTAGGTGTCTACCGCAAAGGTTTGAGTGATGTATTACAGCGTCAGCGTAGTGTACAGTCATTCTTTATGGGTACTTACACAGGCAATAAGACTGCAGGTGGACAACCTACTCCTTTAGGCAAAATGTCTAAAGCATTCTTTAATGATACAAACAGAACTCAAAGCCTTGCTATTACAGGGTTGATGATGGACTTCTCAGGCATGTTTAATTCATTGTACAAAGATAATGTAATTGGGCACGCAATCGCAAGAGGCGGTTTGATTTGGTTAGCACTAACAGGTGAATCAGGTCTTAAAGATTTGAAAACAGGTGTACTTGATCCAATGTTGTCGCATCTACACAATGCAATGGATCGTAGTCCTGTGTGGGGCAAAGTAAGAGACAAGTGGAGAAAAGAAGTCACAATGTCTGGTACTGGCGGTTTTAGCGGGTTTACCCAATGGATGGCTAGAGAGCTGAACAATATTTCTTTAAAGACAAGTGATCACTTATCTAAAGCTTTCAGCAAAAGTAATAAAATAAATGGCGGTACTTTTCTTCAGCATTTGCTATTAGGAAGAGATGCCAATACTTCTGGATTCTTTGATCGGTTTATCCTTGGTATTGAATCTGGTATGAAGCGTTTGCAAGATAAAATTGCAAACATGAAAGGCGGTTCTTTACTGAACAAAATCATACCTACACCAAAGCAAATATTTACAGCATTGTTTTTAGTTGGCTCTTTATTGTCAGCTATGTCTGCGCAAGGTGCAACTATAGATTCTGATAATTATTCTCCATTTAAGAATTACTCTGCTAAAGATAAAGATTCTGAGAAAATCCCAACCCCAATGTTTCCAGACGCAAATCCGTTACAAGCAACATTAGACTTTTGGGAGTCTATGACAGCAACTACGACACAAATACTGCTAGCTGTTACTGCAGCAACAGGTGTGTCAATGATTGTATTTAAGGAATACAAACGATTTGCAGCAGCTACTTACGCAAATATTGACCGTGGCGCACTTGTTATGAGTGGTCTGTCTTATACATTAAAGACAATATTTAGCATGGCTGTTGAAGGCTTGGTAGGCGTTATTAGACTTTTGTATTTAGAAACGATTCAATTCAGAAGACCAGAATTAGCAGGGCTTGAATTACTTACGGTTAGAATTAGAAGTGCAATGGCAGTTGTCTTGCGATTCTTAGCTGCTGTTTATGCTCCTCAGCTATTTGGTTTTGGTGCAATTGGAACAGGGTTAAGTGCATTAGGCGCGTATGCAGCTTATATGAGTGGACCTGGGATAGCCTTAAGAACTGCTGTTAACGCTAGACTAGAAGCAGCTATTATTGCAAAAGATGCAATGTTTATGAAGCTAGACGCTAAGTTTGCTAAATTAGCTTATACTAACGCAACACTCGCACCTGCATTGCCTCTCTTAAGAACTGTAGATATGCTACTACAAGGTGCAGCAGCAGTTGGTAGTAGAGCTGCTACAAAGGCATTTAGGTTACCTGAAGGCGTATTGGCAGAGTCTATAGCATCTGCGCGTAAATCTCGTATTGCTCAATATATGAATGCGCCTAGTTATGCGGTTGCTGCTGCAAATATGGCAACAGGCGGTGAAAGAGCGCGGGCAAACTTTATCAACGCTACTGATAAGAAAGGCTTGAGAAATGCTTTTGGTGTACAAGAAACCATTGCAGTATTAGATGTGCTTTCTAGCGGCATGCGTAGGTTTGCAAATACTCTAAAAGTTATTAGCGGTACAGTAGACTTTGCAATGAAAGGCATTAGCGCTGCAGCTACGTATCGTGCAACTAGTTTGTTAATGGCTTTATATGTAATTGGCAACCTTGTAAATGCAATAGCAAATCCAAAGAAACGTGGAGAACAAGAAGGCTTCATGGGGACGGGGCATTCAATGGGCTTTGATTACTTAGGTAATATGCCTGTACCTGGTGGCGGTGAAATTCCTTTGAGTCATCTGTTAATTCCTGCTGCTATTGGCACCTTTATGATGAAGAGTGCTAAGAAGGTAGGCTTAAGCAGAGCACACGATGTTCAAATGGACAAGATTACAAAGCGTTGGGAAAGACAAAATGCTACTGCAATTGCAGCTGATGAAGCAGCAACGCGTTCTTATAATCTTCAAAAATATATGTTTGAGCGGTCAGCTCCTGGTACAATGGTTCCGCCTATAATGCCAACGATGACAGCACCTCCTCGTCCACAAAGATTAAACGAAACTCAATTAGCAGCAAGAGATGCTCGTAAAAATGCTAAACTAGAGTGGGAAAGAAATCAAGCTAATGAAAATTGGATGGCACGCCAAAATGCAAAAGAGTTTGCAAGACGTGGTATAGGTAGCGCTGCTGAATTCATGGCAATGGATGCAGTACAAAGAAGTCTATCTGGTGTTAGACTCACGCAAAAAGAATTCCTTGATCAAAGACATGCCGAAAGAATGGCGGCAGGTAAGGGTTCTGTTATTCGTCATAATATGCCTGCTGTTGCAGGTGCGGGTATTGCTGGTGCGGGATTATTAGCCGCTGGTGGCTATCTAGGCGCAAAAGCTGGTTCTATGATGTCAGATGGTTCTCAAGATGGTATTTCAATGGGGCTGGGCATCGGAGCAGTAGTTGCTGGTATTTACGGCAGAGATATTGTAACTGGTGTATTTAACGCATTAAGCAATACTAAAAATCTTAAGCTATTTAAATGGACATGGATTCCTGTTGCATTGGCAGCTGCTTGGGACTCTATTTCAACAGCACATAAAACGCTATGGGATAGAATGTCAGAGTTGTGGGAAGGCTTTAAGAAATCAATAGGTCTTAAAAGCGAACCAAAAGATGCTAAGACAGGTCTCACTGAATCAAGCATGATAGAGGCTGCTAAATTAGGACTAGCTCCTTCTTTTGATATTTCTAAGATTGACATGAGTAAACTTAGCTACTCTGAAGAAACTGTATTCAAAGATACTCAAAAGCGTACTGAAGAAGCTTTAGCTGCTTCAATGGCTGAGAGATTGAAAATGGGTATGGTAGCAGATGAGACTGCAAATGCAGCTTCAGAAGCTTTAAAAGCTTTATCTCGTGTGTCAAAAGAGTTTGCAGCTAAGACTAAGATTGACGTAGAAGCTATGGCCAATCAAATGACTATGCTTGATACGCGCAATACAGTAGATCCTTCTCGTGGTACTCAAGCTTTAGAGTTTATTGGAGATAACTGGAAAGAAGCATTAGCTGCATCTATAATGGTTCTTGTAGGCAATAAGCTAAGATTGCTAAAAGCTGTTGGTGAAGCGGCTCCTGTTGTTGCGGGAGAAGGCGGGGCAGCTGCACTTGGTCAATGGATGTCTGGGCAGGGTGGTAATCTTGTAAGAACTGCAGTAGCTTTTACTGGCGTTAAAATGCTAGAAGAAGATGTTAGTACAGCAGTTGCTTCTGGTGCTATTGAAGGTGCTGCCTTAGGATTCTCAGTACCTACCTTGTATAAACCTATAACAGCTGGTGTTGGTGCTGCGATTGGTGCTGCAATAGGCTATGTTACATCTAAGTTTTCAAACAGAAATCTAACAGATTACTTATCTAGAAATTATGTACAGTTCCCGTCTAAACAAGGCTTTATGCCTGAAATACAGACAACTTATGATCCTCGTAAAAGGGCAGAAATAAAACCAATTGGCCCTGATTTGTCTGAAATGGATAGAGCAAGACTTGAAGCTGAAAATCTTCGAGTTTCATTTGTAAACTCTGTAAAGAGTTCTAATGAAGCATATACATCAATGGATAAAAGTTCTCCATTGGCATTAGAGTACGCAGATAGGCTTTCTAATTTAGACACTGTATACGCAAATTTCAAGAAGTTTAGATATGAGGTTACTCCTGAAGGTGCAACGTTTGATAATAAAACATTAGCAGCTAATTATTATGCTAGTATAGATCGAAACATTGATGCTTTGACAGAGTGGACAGACGCTGCTAAAAAGCAAACTGAAGTGCTTAAACAAGTATCTGCTAGAGAAGCTATTGCTAAGAATGAACCTGGATTCTGGAAACCGCTTGGTGTAACTTTAGACAATCTTAAAGACTTCCAATTGACAGGACGTTCTTTTGATGTTGGTAAAGATCTTAAAGCTCGTGGTGAAACGCTTGTAAAGCAAACACAATTTCCTACAAATGAGCTTAGCAATGCTAATTTGTTTGAAAAGAAAAGACTTGCTGATAAAAGAACTTATTTGCAAACATTAGAAGCTGATAAGTACTTATCAAGCCAAATGGCTGTTACAAAATTAGGCAACGATATCAATCTAGGTTTGACAGAAGAGCTTAAGTACTTGTCTGAAGATCTTACAGACACCCTAAGAGAACGTATTCGTAAGATTCAGTTTGTAGAAGACCAGTCGCTTAATAAATTACAAAAGCCTTCTTTAGAAAATATTGACTTATTGCCATTGGCGGAAAGAAGTGCAGCTAAGGCGCGTAATGAGATATTACAAGAGAGATACGCAGCTGAATTGGTTCGTAGAAAACAAGAGCAAAAGAATCTTCCTGGTTTTAGGTTTGAGACTAAGCAAAATGCTTTTGAAAACATGCTTAAAACACCAGAAGCTCTTAGTGCTAAGTTGACAAACCTATATGCAGCAGATGCTTCAAAAGTCTTAGGCAGTTACAGAGAGATTGGTGTAGAGCAAACTAATAACTTATTACTTAATAAAGAGCAATTAAATATATTAAGAGAGTATGCAGTTGCTGACCACCAGTTAGACTTAGTTGTTGATATTGATAAATTGCTAAATAGCGTAGATAGAGCATTAACACCGATTGCAATGTCTGTAAGTGCGACTCTTGAAGCTGCTTTTAGCGGATTAAGTGTTGATTTGCTACCTCAAGACACTTTCTTAGAGTTGAAGAGTATTGGTAATCAAATAGCACGTATTAAGAAAGATTTGGATGATCCTGAGTCACAGTTCTTACCACAAGAAGATTTAATTGCTAAACAAAAAGCTTTGAAAGATCTTAAGTTAAGGGCAGATGATCTTGCAGCTGTTTTGAAGAATACAACTGGCGAAAGTATGATGTCAGCTGTATCTGATTTAGGTTTAACTGCCGCACAAAGATCTAGAATAACATTAGATCAAATGAGTGCTGCGTTAGCTTTAAGCCGAGGTAAAGCCTCTGTAACTTCTCAGCTATCTATGGCTACAACTCCGCAAGAACAGCAACGCTTGATACGTAAGGCAGCTGGCTACGAAAGTACTACTGAATTGTTGAAATTTACAGCAACTCTCGATAAGTCAGGGTTTAGTACTGTAGCAGAAGCTCTTGGTATTGATCTTAATAAATTAAGTACAAGAGGTAAAAGTCTCTTAAAAGAATTCTCTGGTCTTGCAAAATACATTAATATTTTGAAGTCAGATTCTATTGAACTTAATGATCAAGCAGCTGTTGATAAGTACCTAAATAGTTTACAGGCGTTAGCACGTTTAACAGAACGTGTACAAATGACTGCTAAGCAAAATACATTAGATATTTTAAATGAGTTAAGTGGTAATTCAAATGGATTGAATCTTTCTGAACAGCTATCTGTAGGTGTTGCAAATGGTCTTGCTAATACTGCTAAACTTTTGAAACAACAACTCTCAGAAGCTATTACTAATAGCGGTGATGTACTAGATAGCGTTGCAATTCGTATTGGCAAAAATATCCAAGCATTATCTAGCTATCAACCATTGCTATCATTCTTTGCAATGCTTGCTGATAAGGCTGAAGCAGCTATTCACGGTGGTATTGGTAAAGCATTAGAACAAGTTAATAAAGCATTTCCAGATCTTAAGATAGATGCTACTGAACTTGGAAAGATGGATCCAGGCGCAAGAAAATCACTTACTGATAGAGCTTACAACTTAAATATTCTAACTGAGTTACAAAGTGGCCCTTTGAATGAAGATCAAGCAAATGTCTTGAATAGACTAAAAGAGCTTGGCCCTGAAAAGACCATTGAAGAATTTGCTAAAGTAGGAAAATCCCTATTAGAGTCTGTTGGATTTACTGATGTACAGCTTAACACAGTAGCATTAGATGGCGTGCAAGATGCGTTGAAGTTTAACACAGCTGCATTAAATGCCAATACAGTTGCCAATGGCGGCAAGCCTACTGAAGTACCACCAAACAAGTCTGTTGATGTTACAACAAAACCTACAAAAGATTTTGGCAATACTAGTGACAGATACGATGAATTGTTTAGAAAGTACGCTGAAATAAATAAAGTACCTTTTGAACTTGTTAAAGCAATTGCTGCAAGCGAAACTAATAATTTTAGTACAAAAGCTGTAAGCAGTCAGGGTGCAGTAGGTATCATGCAACTTATGCCTACAACGGCGGAATACTATGGTGTTTCTGATCGTACTGATCCAGAGGAATCTATTTCTGGAGGTACTAGATATCTTAAGCGTTTAATGAAGTTGTTCCCAACTTTCCCAGAAGTAGCGGCAGCTTACAATGCTGGAGAAGGTAGTGTACAGAAGGCTAATGCAAAAGCTAAAGCTAGTGGTGGTACTTTCTTAGACTACTTGCCTAAGCCTAAGGAAACTGTTCCATATGTTTCTAAGGTAATGACTGCGTATGATACGTTTGCAGGTAATGTTGCTCCGCCAAAACAAGCCTCTGGACCTTTTGAGAATTATGATATATTAAAACCAGTATTAGACAAAGCAGTACGCAGAAGTCCTATTGGTTCTTTTAACAAAAACCTTCAAAATTTCATACCATTCGGAGGCTACGAAAATCTAATAGAACCACCACCATCTGGTTCTTCTTATGAAGATGTAACAAGAATACAGGGTAAAATTACTCTGGGCAAGCCTTTCAAACCAAACACATTAGATGGCGGAACTAGTCCTGATATTATTGTAGGTGGTATAAACCTTACTGTTCAAGACGAAGCCATTAAAATGGTTGATCGCTTAGATTCTTTTAATAGAATGTTTGGTAACTTTGCTTCTGATGGGATTGGCAATACTTTAGATAAAGTCCGTGAAAACATTTCAAATAGCTTATCGTATAATGAGCCTTATGATTATCAATATAAAGCTGAAAAGATTGCAGATCAAGTAAGTGTTAATACTAATTTACCTGAACTAAAGCTGGCAGATTTGCCTAACAAAGATGTTAAAATGTTAGGACAACAAGTAGATATACGCCCTGCTGCTAATGAGTTAGAAATCCTAAAGAATGCTCTTCCCAAAGAAGCGCGTACATTGTTAGAAAAGTTTAATACTAGCAATAAGCCTTTGGCTGGTAAGTATGGAGATGCCTTAGGTGTTGACCCTAAAACATTAGAAACATTATCTGGTTCTCAGTTTGCTGCATTAGACAAAATGACGCAAGCAAGAGCTAATGTACAGCAACAACTTACAGAAGGTCTTGGTACTAAAGGTTATGATGCTTCAGCAGCAACGCAAGCGCTAAAGAATCTTGATGATCAAATTAATTCTTTTGTTGAAGGTGTAAATGCTAATATTGCTGAGCTTAAATTAGAAAAAGCTGGCGCATATACGGCAGCTAACAAAGATAATATTACTGGATTCTTAAATAAATTTAGTTCTATTGGTACTGAAGTAACTGGCATGATGAGTGAAGCAGATAAAGCTACTGCCAAATCTATGGCTATTCAGAAATTGTACTTAGAAGATAAGTTGGCAAAAGACAGTATTGCTGGAAAGTCAACCCAGGAAACAAGCAAACAGTTAGCTGATTTGGCGGATGCAGAGGGTTACCTTAAAGATAAAACTTTAGAAGCTGCTAATGCTGCTAGAGAGGCAGGTAAGACATTTGCAGAGTCATTAACCTCTACGTTTAAGGACGCATTTAAAGGTCTTTTAAACAGAGAAAGTGATAAGGGTAAATCTATATTTAAAACTTTTGCTGACAAACTTATTACAGGGATTAAAGATCAAACTGTAGATATCTTTACAAATGCTGTAACAGATAGTATTGGCCTTGGCAAAGGCGGAGTGCTTAGTAAAATGTTAAGTAAAACAGGTACAGGACTTTCTTCTGGTTTCCGCGCATTGGGTGGCGGTGTTCAAAGCCTGCTATCTGGCAAAGGAAGTTGGGAAGGATTTACATCTGGCGTTAGTAATTGGTTTAGCAATTTGACTTCTGATCTTGATAACGCTACGCCTGAAGAGATTCAAATGGCGGCAGCTACAAAATTCTCTGACGCGGTGGACAGATTTGCAGGCGGGAGTGCCATTTCTGGTGCCGCTAACGCAGCCACAGGAAGCGGAATCGGTGGTGCCTTGATGAGTGCCTTGCCGTGGGTTGGCGGTGCCGCAGGCGTTGCGGGGTTGGGCTATATGGCAACTAAAGGCGGTGACTGGAGTAGTGGTTTAAAAGATCTTGGTGCTAATTTTACAACTAAAGCTGGTAGTGCATTAACACCTTCCGGCAATCCTATGGAGACATTAGATCCACGTACAGGGTTGTTTGGTAAAATGGATTCTTTTGATGCTGATGTTACAGGCTTATTTAATAATAAGAGTAGCAGTAACAAGAACGGCTGGTCAGCTGGTCTATCAGATTCTTTAGCTAAGAGTACCCCTGACACTACAGGCCTGTGGGATATAATTATGAAACCTATTAAATGGTTCTTTAGTTTAATAGGCGATGGTTTTACAGGAATTATGTCATTCTTTACGGGTGCTGGGCAGGGCGTTGGGACTAGTTCAGGTAAGCCTGAAAGTGCTACAAGCCCCTTAGATAGTCTTAAGCTTAAGTTTGCTAATGGCGGACCAGTCTCAGGCGGTGGTACAACTACTTCTGATTCTATACCTGCAATGCTATCTGATGGTGAGTTTGTAGTTAATGCAAAGGCTACCAAAGAAAACAGAGAAATGTTGGAGCGTATTAATCGTGGTGAAGTAATCAAACGTTCACTAGGCGGTATTGTCTCAATGGGTACAAGCCTTGCAGGAAGAGCTATTGGCGGTAAAACAGGAACAGCCCTAAGTTCATTAGGTTCTATTGCTAGTGGTGTTGCAGGCATGCTATCTAGTCAGCAAGCTGAACAAGCCGCTGAGTCTTTGTTAGCCGCATCTCAACACTTAGAAACAGCCGCAACAGCCTTAGAAAACTTTGCAGCCACTGGCAGTATGGGTGGCGGTGCTGGTGGTTTTGGCGGTCTTAATGGCAGTACAATCGGCTTAAACGGCATTCCAGAGGGTATGACAAATTTCTCTAGACAGACAGGTATGGAGGGTGCAACCACTCAGGGTATTGCCGATACAAGCGGTTATGGCGCTACGCCTGGATTAACACCAATATCTAGTGTAGGTATGGGTGATCTATCGGCTTCAGGTGGTATGGTTGGTGGTGGCGGTGGAATGTTTGATGGTATTTTTGACTTCTTTTCAAAATTAGATTTTGGTAAGATGTTTGGAAGTCTTGGCAGTCTGTTTGGTCTTGGGGCTGCTACTGGTGGACATATTGTTGGCCCAGGTTCTGGTACTTCTGACTCTATTCCAGCTAACTTGTCTAACGGTGAGTTTGTCGTAAACGCAGCAGCTACTAAGGGTAATCTAGGGTTATTACACTCTATCAACGCTGGTAAAAAGGTTCAACATCGTGCCCTAGGCGGTTTGCTAACAATGATTCCAGGACTAGTTGGTGGTATTGGTGGTATGATTAAAGGCGGTGGCGGAGGTGGTGCAGGTGGTATTATGGGCATGATTTCGCAGTTACTTGGCCCCTTAATGAAGCTGTTTGGTGGCGGTGCAGGTGGTGGCGGTATTATGAGTTTATTTGGCGGTACTAAAGCAGCTACTGGTGGAAAGATTGTTGGACCAGGCTCTGGTACTTCGGACTCTATTCCTGCAATGATATCTAATGGCGAATTTGTTGTTAATGCCGCAGCTACTAAGGCAAACCTTGGTCTTCTCCATAGCTTAAATAGTGGCCGTCAACACTTTGCAGAAGGTGGTTTAGCTGGCGTTTCAAGTGGCATTATGACAACACCGACTTCAAAAGGCTTTAAACCAATATCGGTAGATAAGTCAACAAAGAGTACTCAACAGGTAGTTAACCTTAATATAACAGGTGATATCTCTCGTCAAACTAAGTCAGAAATCTTTAAGATGATGCCTACAATTGCGAGCGGTGTTAATTTACAAAATAAAGAAGCAGGAATTAAACGATAATGATACACGGTATCCTAGATGATTCAGGCAATATAATTGCATCCTTTGTAGTCCCATTGACTGTAAAGAGCAATCAGCCAGTATTTGTCTCGGATACCCTTTCGTTAAAGCGTGCGATCCAACGTAGATCTTCTCAGAGATGGGAGATAGAGACTCGTCTATCTCCTCTCAAGGAATCAGCTAACGATTTGATGGTAAACTTTATAACAAAGGGTTTCGACACAGTACATCAAATTATAGTCCCTCAAAATTATGCTGTTTTTACAAAAACAACTGCTAAGGGACTTGTTCAAACAGATACAGTTAATAGAGTAGCCGGCTTAACTCAGCTTGCTATTGCTATGACAGCTATAAATGCAGGTAAGCTAATACCTAGCGGGACATTCATTAAGTTTGCAAATCATTCTAAGATCTATATGGTTATCGAGAATTGCACTATGTCAGAAACACAGGTGACAACACTTAAAATATTCCCACAGCTAAGACAAGCAGTTCCAGCAGGTACATTAATCACATATAGTGATGATGTTAGAATGTCTGTACGATATGATACAGAAGTAGTAACCGGGATGGTATATGAAGACGGTTTACTAATGGATAATGGCGTTATTAAATTAATAGAGGCGTTATGATAACTTTTACCCCAAATGTAAAGTGGGCACTACAACAAGATACTATTGAAGCTTTTTATATGCTTCGTATTCTACAAGAAACAGATTGCACGATAGCTGCTGCTGCAGTAGGTGCCACTACAATAAGTTTACTCCCTGCAGTTCCAACACAAAATAAAGTAATAAGAGCTGGCGCAATTGTTAAATTTGCAGGCGATACAAGTAGTTATTCAGTTGTTACAGGCGGAGATCTTTCTGATACTGTTGCAACTACTGTAACTATCACACCAGCCTTAACAAGTGCAAAGCTTGTAAATACAAAAGTTACATTTGAATACAATGTAATACATAGTACAAGTTTGTTTATGGATATAGATCTACTAGATTCTGCAGATCTTCCTGTGCCAGGGCATAGCTACATTTCAGATGATACAATTGCAAGTGTGGATGCACCACAAGCTACTACTAACGTAGATAGAGAACAATTTAGAATTTTACTAAATGATCCACGGCTAGAATCAATGGAAACTGTGTTTAATAATTTAATTGGTTATCCTATTGAAGTTAGACTAGGCTTTTTAAATGTTGACACTTGTCTGCCTTTTTTCAAATTTTCTGATACTCTTTTAGTGTATAAAGGACGTGTAGATAGTACGGCATACTCGATTAAGACACAAGAAATGGGCGAAGCTGTATTACAAGTAACTGGTTCAAGTCCAATGAGAAGCTTAGACGCAAAGAATTCATTATTTCTAAGCAGAGATTATGTACGTCAGTTAACTCCAAAAGATTCCTCTTGTGACCAAATCTTTGAAGGATCAGAAGCTCTTGTATTAAAGTGGGGTAGAATCTAATGGTATTTTTAACACTAACACTTGGCATGTGGCTTATGGTAGCAATGGTTGCTATCTCAGTCGGAATGACAATTTATAGCTTAATGCAAACACCACCAGCCTTTGACACAAGTGCTTTAGAAGCTCGTAAAGGAGCTGAAGTTGTTATTGAAGGAAAGTCAGAAGATCTCCCACTAGTTTATGGAAGAGCTATGGTAGGTGGCGCACGTGTATTTCATGCAGTATCTAGTGACTTTAACTACGTAGCACCTAATGCAGATAGAACGTTTGCAACAGGTGTTAATCATACGGTAAATTGGACTGCAGAAAAATATGTAGTTCAAAATCCACGTGGACCAAATGCAACGCTGTTAAAAGTAGCTAGTACAGGTACAACTGAAATTCTCACTCAATTAGCAAAAAGTATTAACGGTAGGAAGAATGAATTTTTATACTTTCAACAAGCAATTTGTCAAGGCCCGATTGGTGGTGTAATTGATGTTGTATTAGAATCATCGCGTTATTTAGATGACGCAACCTTAGCTACATTTGGTGCTCCAGATAACCTTGCTACTGGTGAAAAGCATAAATGGAGTGACCCGAAAAAGGCTCGTACAGCTGTTAGGATTGATGTACATTACGACCTAGCGATGAATGTTGCAGACAGTATTATTGCAGCTAATTTCCCTGAAAGATCAGATGCTACTTTTAATAATATGGTATATGCTTCTGCTACAGTACGTACAGATAGAGACGATCCACAGTTTAGCCAACCACCTAGCCTACAGTTCTATATAGAAGGCAAGAAAGTTCGTAAGGTTGTAAATGGAGTACTAAATACAAATTTTGAGTATAGTAATAACCCAGCTTGGTGTTTGTTAGACTATCTATTAGACGGTCTCTCTGGTGCATCAATTCCTATTGAAGAGATTAATCTTCCAAGCTTTGAAGCTGCTTCTTTAGTTTGTGATTATATTGTTGAGCCAAGTGTAACAACAGCGGGAAAGATTTGGCAGAATACAGAAGGAGATCGCAATATTCATACTAGAGCTTTGCCTCTTTATGAATGCAACATGGTCATTGACACTAAGAAGCCAATTAGAGATAATATCACCGGCATGCTAACTAGTATGGGTGATGCACGTTTAGTGTGGTCACAAGGGCAGTATAAATTAAGTCTTCAATACACACATACAAGTAATGATGATTTGTTTATTGTAGCTGAGCTTGGTGAAGATGACTTAGTGCTTGACCAAGAAGTTGAAATTAATTTACCTTCAGCTAGTGATCGCTTAAATTACTGTACAGTTAAGTTTCATAATGAATTGTCTAATTTTAAAGAAGATTCTGTAAGCTGGCCTCCTAAGTTTCCTGGTAAGGTTTATAAAGGTGTTGGCGGTAAGAAATACCCTATTGCAGATTATAGTTACACAGAAGACAATGATGATGGTACCTTTAATAAGGGCGCCAATTTATTAAACTCTGTAGGTGTCTGGGGATCTACTCTTAATACTACATACTTAAGCTATCATATCATTTTGACTTATGAAGATGTTATGGACCCCATTACTAATCTGCTCGGACCTGTTAAGTTAGAGTACACAGGTGATAATCAGATTAGAATTAAGGTTAGCGACAAAACCACTAGTAACCTTTATTTAGATCAACAACACAAAGACTGGAAATCAGTAAAAACATCTACAATCACATTACCAATTCTGCCGGGTGAAACACAAGTTTTTCATATAGAAATATGGGGAACAAATACTAAGGGAGACAAAGCTGTAGCTGCTAGGATGACTAATGGCCCTAAAATATTGTGGACAACTCGTGAATCAGCTTACTCAGATGTATTAGAAATTGATAACACTAGTACGACATACTCAGTCTTCTTAGAAGAAGATGGCGGTACTAAGTTAGAAATGGAAACTTCAGTTGAAGCAATGACAGACCCCTATCATGCAGCAGCTAAGGCAGAAGAATACGTAAGGATGAGTCGATCGTCTTTTGTAATTAAATTCAAATATGTTGTAAGAGAGAATTATCTAGAGCCTGGCGATTTCGTTAAACTCAACAGTCCTACACTTAATCTTGCAGGTGAAATATTTAGAATCAATTCTGTTAAGATTGTTGAGGGCAATAATTGTGAAGTAACCGCGCAACGCTTTGATCATTTACAATTAGCTTGGTCGCAAAAAGATGACCAGTTTATGGTTCCGCCAAATATTTATAGTAATCTTTTTAATCCGCCAAGAAATCTTAAATACATACCTACGGGTAGTTCCCGATTAATTACATCAGGTACTTTAACTTGGGACGCTCCAAGTGATTCTGTAGATTTGGCTTATTATATTGTATCTGTACACGAAGCCGATGGACCCGTTCGAACTAACAATGCTCCAATCTTTAGGGAGTTAGGGCGCGTAGCTGAAAATTATTATGTATTACCTAAGCTAGAAGCTTTTAGCGCAATATTTTCAGTAATGGCTGTTAGCACATCTGGGCGTCGTTCTACTACAATCTATACTGGTGATAAAGCACAAATAATAGATGTTTATGACTCGTATCTATTTGATGGGTTAACAGTGTCACGTAGTAATCTTATTGTAAATTGGACGGCCTGTAATGTATATGAGAGCGGTGTTCTATTAAAAGCTTTACCAGCGGGTACAGCCACATGGACAGAAGGCCTGTTGTTTATCTACTTTGATTTTGTTAATGATAAGATTATTAAAGCTACAACAGATTATGCTGAAGTTTATAATGGCGTTATATTAGCTACCTTTGATGGTGTTGATCTTAATTTGAGTGTATCAGAATTAGATGCGCCTGCAGTATTAACTATTGAAGGACGTACCGATACAGTATTTGATTCTAAAGACGCTAAGATTGTTTGGCAAGCTAATTCTTCAAACCGTTCAGCAAGTACTTTCTTAAAACATTATCTTGTTCAAGTGCTTACTACCGCAGATGTATTAAAGAAGGCTTATGTAATTACACCTGATAAAGATGATGCAGGTTCTTTGCTAGTTACTGATACAATGAATTTAGAGTTGTTCGGAACATTAACTCGTAGCTTTAAAGTTCGTGTATATACAGTTGATTCTGCAGGATTGCTATCGGCAACACCTAAAGTTTCTACTATTACGAATGCAGCACCTTTAGTAACAACTTTAGAACTAACACCAACTGTTAAGGCTGTGTTTGTAAAAGCTGCAATCATGTCTGAAGATGATATTGTTAAGTATGAATTTAAACAATATGCAACTGAAACAGCAACAACTGCAGAAAATACAGTAACAACAGTTAGTAATAGTTGTACATTTCCTACAGCTGACGATTTAGATCGTTGGTACACAGTGACTGGATACGACTACTACGGTATTGGTGTCGAGTCTGCGCGTATGAAAGAGAAGTCATTATCACAACCGCAATCAACTGGTTATGCGTTCTTACGGTATGCGAGTGATACACCGCCTGTTGCACCGACTGGTGGTACGTACCTACTGCCGACACCCACAGCAGGCACAGCAACTGACCCACTTGGCACGCTGGCGTGGGAGGATGGCATCCCTGATGGCACGGCACGCTTGTGGCAGACAACGCGAATATTCACGGCTGACGAGCAACCACCGCATCAAACGGCATGGCAAACACCACAGTTAGTGGCAAACACTGCTACAACAAAGTATCAATATAGCTCTGTCAATCCACCTACAACAAGTTATGCAGACTGGGCGGATGCGCCTGGATTAACAACGTTGTATATGAGAGTTGGTATATCTAAAGATGGTGCAGATGGTCCATGGGAATGGGGAGCAGCTTATAAGGTTAAGGGCGAAGCACCTCAAACTAGTTTCTTATCTACTGTGTTTACTAGAAGTACAGGCAATACAATACCACCTTTGCCTACTGGCGGTACATTTCCAAGAGGTATTCCTAGTGCCCCCTGGTCTGATGGTATTCCTGCTGGTACAGGTAAGATTTATACTTCTAATAGATTATTTACTAGTGACGGCCAATCGCCACAAGATTCTACTTGGAATACAGTAACTTTAATGGTTACTAACGACAAGACTAAGTTTCAGCTTAATAATAGCGATCCTGTTGATAGCAATGCGTGGTACGATTCTGATGATGCTAGTAAAGACCCTACGCTTGCAATCTATATGCGTATTAATTATTCTGAAGATGGTGGTACAACTTGGTCATATGGTGCTCCTTCAAAAATAAAAGGTGAAAAAGGCGTTCCTGGTTATACAAGTTTTGTTAGTACTGTATTCACCAGAACAAAAGGGATTCCCTTACCTACACCTCCATTACCTTCTGGTGGTAGTTTTAATAGTGATGGTTTGCCAACCGATGGAGTATGGACTGACGGAATACCTGCCTTACCTGGGGTACTCTGGAGTTCATATAGAACTTTTTCAAATGATCCTGCAGAAGCAGCTACCAACTGGTCTACACCTGTTCGTATTCTAGATGATAGCAATACGGATTATCAATTCAGTCTTACAAATAGTTCTGACAATAGTACATGGCAAGACAATGAATTTGAAGGCGCTGTATACATGCGTATTGGTACATCCGTTGATGGTGTAAACTTTGTATATGGTACAGGGATCAAGATCAAGGGTGAGAAGGGTAATCCTGGTTTTATTTCATTTAAGAGTACTGTATTTACTAGACGTGCTGCAAATAACCCTGTTAATACAAAGCCTACTGGTGGTTCTTTTGAACAACCGCGTCCTGTAGAAACAGAATGGGAAGATGGTATACCAAGCGGTGAAGGTATTGTATGGCAATCATACACTACATTTACAAATGATGTTACTGCAGCTACGCCTATTTGGAGTGATCCTGAAGCTGTTATTAATGATGATAAGACTAAGTACTATTTTAATACTACTAATGCAACTACAGGTTGGTCTGAAACACCAGACATTAATACTGTGTGGATGCGTATTGATACCAGTATTGACGGGTTCTTAACAACTATTACTGGAACACCTTTCAAGATAAAAGGTGAAAAAGGTGATGACGGTTATGCAGTATTTAAGAGTACTGTATTCACTAGACGTGCTGCAAATAATCCACCGTTAGAAGCACCAACAGGCCTTACTTCTGGCAGTCTTCCGGTGAATACCGAATGGAAAGATGGAATTCCTCCGTTGCCAGGTATTCTTTGGGAATCACATGCATCTATTAGTACAGATCCTTTGATAACAACTACAACATGGTCATTTCCAAAGCAAATCTTAGATGATAATAATACAAAGTATTACTTTAACAGTGCTAATGTAGCTACAGGGTGGTCACAAGCACCAAGTACCACTACTGAATGGATGCGTATTGACACAAGTAGTGATGGCTTTTTAACTACTGTTACTGGTACACCATTTAAGATTAAAGGTGAAAAGGGTGAAACAGGTTCCGGAATTGATATAAGGTTAACAAAAGAATTAGTTTATATTCCTACAACATTGGCAGATGTTTCTGATTATTCTAATGCAACTACAGGTATTGTTGTTCAAAACAATAATGTAGATGTTGTGTACTCAGCAACTGCTGTTACGCTTGTTGGCGCATTACCTAATACCTATAGTGTAACTTTTGAAAAAGAAAATCTTACAGGTACACCTTCTTTAGAAGTAATTAACGGGGTTGTTACGAGTAAAGATTTTGGTACAATTACACAAGGTGTTGCAAGACTTATATTTGTTATTACAATAAAAGATCAGTATGGAAATATACTAGGCCCGTTTAAGAAAGCGCAATCACTTGTGAAGCAATTTCCTGATGGCGTTTTAGATCTTTTAAATACAAGTAAGGAACAACTTAGTGTAAATGGAACAGTCTTAAATCCTGTAACAGATATTACAGTTACGTATTCTCCTGATAAAAATGGAGATGGCCGTACTGATGGTTTTATAAACTGGCAATACCCTCTTGATGCAGCCATAAGTGGTTTTGTAGTATGCTATAATAACGTTAGATATGCCCCAGGTACAACTGACTATATACTTTCTGATTATACTTGCGAAGATGTTTTAAACAATATTAAACATCAGATTGTACAAATTGGTACAGGCTCAAGAGTTGTTAGAGTACCCGATATGGGTACGGAAAGTCATCGAGTTGGTTTTGTATTTGCTTTTAGAATACTATCAAAAGATACCTGGGATAATTACGCCTTCTCCAAATTAAAGCACAAAGGTGAGTATTATGCTGTTTCTTCACCAACAGTGCTTGGCACCACTATTGTAGAAAAGAGTGCGCCGAGTCGTTATACTGATGTTGTAAACAAAGACATGGAAATAACTCTGGAAGACGGCACCACAATCAAAGTATCTGAAATCTTTGAAAACGGCCTTAGAGTAAATGTTATTAATAGTAACGTAGCATTAGTAGCGCCTACTGATGGTACGGTTGCATTTACTTATTCTAACGCAGATGCTGTCAGTAGTAGTGTAAATCTGCAAATCACATTTGAAGCAAGTAATGTAATAGCTGTAACATCTGGATATGCTTTTTGTGTTATAAGTAAAGATACTGCAGATTTAGTCCAATTTGAAAATTTGACTGTAAAGCAAATTATGGAGACTAAAAAGACATTTACAAAATTTGTTGATGCAGCTAATGGCATACTACAGCCAAATGGTAGATTCAAGTATTCTGTTGAAGCAGCTAATGTTCCTGGCGCACTAAATCATGCTGTATATATTTTTGCATTTAGATATGCATCAGGTGCTAAAACTTCCAAAGCCACTTATACCGATGGTACAACTAAAATACCATACTATGTATCTCCTGTCCTTAAGGCCGGTACAACAAAGTATAGCGGTAATGTTATTATTAAGGGCGATGTAATTGAAGATAAAACAGGCACAACGACCAATTTAACAGATCTGTATACAGTTATTACAGATTGGAATGACGGTAATAACAGAACATTAACGGCAATAACAGCATTACCTATAATCCCTACAACACCAGCGCCTATTGTTTACGATAGTTCTGCAAATAGTTCGGGCAATGTAGATTACACGCTTAATTTCTTCTATAATGGAGTTGTTATATCGCCTGCAACTGGTGCAGATGACAGTATTGATGGTTTTTGTATTTTAGAGCAAACTGTATTACCTAACGCTACTGGACTGCCAACCGCTGATATAGCTGCTCCTACAGTTGCAAAGATGATTATTAATCCTGCTGCAAGATTTATTGATGCAAAAGATTATGTAGCTATAGATAACGGTACATATAAGTATGAAGTAAAAATGCCTGAAGCAAAGGCAATACCCTATCGAGTAGTCTTTATCTTTGCATATCGTGCAATATCTGCTGGACAAGCTAAGCTTATTCAAAAAGGTGCAACTCTTATAGAGCTTGGTACTAAAGAAAAGAAATCGTATATTGTATCTACTATTGTAAGAACTCACCCCCTAGCTACTCCCAGTCTATTTACCGGAGACTTGTATATAAGAGCCGGCTTAAAGGATAGTTATGGAAATACAATAGCTATTAACAAGCTTACAGAAACTATTGCTGATTTTGACGTAACTAACAATAAGTCCACCGCTAAGATTGTACCCGTAACTAATTTAGCACTTAGCTATAATATTATTGGTTGTACTTCTGGTAATGTCAATCTAGTTATTGACTTTTACTTTACAGGAAGTTTAACAGATATAGATGGGTTTATCTATTATGAGGCTACACTACCTGAACAAGCCAATATAAGTGATCTTACTCATAAAACTTTATTTGCAAAACCAGATGCAAAGTTTATTGACGTAGACTCTACAGTGGCTAGTGCACACTTTACAGTTGAAATACCTGAGTCTAAAACAACACTATTTAGAACAGTATTTGTTTGTGCTTTTAGAGAAGTTTATGATAGTGTCTATAAAGCTGCGGGAAATTTGCCAACAGCTACTAGACCTGATAGGTTAACTTATGGTAAGAGATTTTTAATTGTAGGGCCAATAGCTCGTAGTCACGTTAATGGTAATTTGTATCAACCACAAACACAGGCAATCATAAAGGCAGGTGTAAATGTAGGTGGTACCAAGGTTGTTACGCTGTCGGATGCAATCGGTGATTGGGATTTAACAAATAATGGCGGATTAGCAGGCATGACAGCTACAGTACCAGCCCCTACATATCCAATGGATGGAACAGGAATGGTATTGACTGGTAGCACATTAGAAACTAATGTTGATATCCTGGTCAAATGGGAGTATGTTCTAGCACAGATATTAGATCCAATCACGAATACGCTAATAAATCCTATTGATGGCTTTCTTATCTATTTAAGAGAAGATACAAATACTTCTCCCGATGCTATGATTGATTTAAATAAACTTACTGTTAAGCACACTTTTGTCACAACAGATGTTGACCAGCGTGAATATACTTTTTCAAACATGCCTATGAAGACTAAGAAGGCTTTGAATTATTATAATATTGCCGTATTTGCGTATCATCTTATTAGCGAAAATACGTATACAAAGGGCATTAAAGATTCAACAATTAAGTCTAGTCTTAAACGTCCTGCTGCATTTAATACGCCAATGGTTATATCGGCTAATACAGGGTATGTATTCTCAGCAAACAAGTCATATGTGTTAAAAGATACAGCAGGCTCATTACCGCATGAGTTCGCAATTGTTGGTGACTATTGGCTAAACACTTCAGGAAGTACAACAGCAGGTATTGAACATCTAAGCTATGGGTACTTTAATAGTGCTGGCTGGTCTCAGCTTACTGAAGACGAAGTTATTAAGAAGTTTAATGCAGCTCGTGCTTCAAAAGAGGGTATAATTCATACTTACAGCTCTCCTATTGAACCGCCAAACAAGCCTGGATTTTATTGGAAGAATACTTCAGCTGATGTTCAATCTGGTGTAGCCTCAAATGGTATTGTATATTGGGATATAGATCGCCTACTCTGGCAACCAAAAGAAGCTAAGATTGGAGGATTAATACAAGCCACTCCAGCAGCAACTATACCGTATGAGGGTAGTGTTCTGCTAAGCACAACAGTAAACTTAAATGGTACAAGAACGCTATACAGAGGTCGTAACGGTCAATGGGAGCCTTTTGTTGATTTATCATCTAGCGAAATCTTTAAAACTGTTAAGTTAATGAACGCTAATAAGGTTGCAACCAAAGCCTTGGTTACAGATACAGGCGGTTATTATACTCGTGTTATCAACTCGAAGGGCAAACTACCTGCTTGGTCTAAAACTGCTAATGATATATTTGCTAAAAGCTTATTGGCAGGTAACGTTTTACCAACTTTAATTTTATAGGAGTATAAATGACAACGTACGTAGCAGCAGGTGATCAGTGGACTAACACTGCTGACGCCAATGTAACTGATCCTACTACAGGACAAGTTATAAAACCTGGTACTACTGTCGAATTTAATGGAGAGGACTGGAGCTATATTTCAGTCCTTCCGACTAAATCGGCAACAGCGCCGACAGAACAAGTAATGGGGCAATTGTGGGTTAACACTTCAGTTACCCCTAATACTTTATCTCAATATATCCCAGCAACAGATACTTGGGATGTCATAGCAACACTAGTAGATGGTCCAGAAGATCTTAATTGTGAAGCTTATTCAACTCACAATGCGTATTTAGGTTTATATTCAGGATCGTATTATTACTCAAAAGGCGATGTAGTAAGCTATCAAGGAAAGAAATGGTGGGCATTAAGAGCTAATCAAGGCTCTACACCAGAAGAAAATGCTGACTGGACGCTATTAACATCTACAGGAGAATCGGGCAAGTCATTGTTTGATATATCTTTTTACCAAGTAGCTCTTTCAGCACCTACGCAAAACCCTGTTGGCAGTTTTACAAGAGATATGGTAACAGGAGTAACAGCGGCAGACGCAGGTTTTCAACTTAACGGTTGGGCTGTAAACCCTCCAGCGGCTGTCTTAGGGCAAACATTATGGAGAGTTACAAATACTGTTGAAGTAACCGCAGGGATGGCAAGTAGTGGCTCAATTGCTTGGATACCTAAAACGCCAACAGCTATGAGTGCTTCCGGTGTCTCCGCTAACTTTACAGTAGGTACTGTAACAAAGGGTGATAACCCTTCTGTAACTAAGACAGGCACTGCTGGTGATTTTACACTAGATTTTGTACTGCCTAAGGGCGATCCAGGTGCTGCTGAGAGATATGATATTTTAGGCGGTACTACATATATTGATTGTAATCATATAACAGGTGTTCCTGTATTAGAGTTTTTAATATTTTCATTATTGAAAAGCTTAGGAACGTCTACTTCAGATGTCACTAGCGTAGTCTGGTCAGCCTACTCAATGTCACAATATGGCTATGCAGGTAATGCTATACCTGTAAGTAATTTAAATAATGGTGCTGTTAATGTTCCTTTAGCTACTTGTCGGTGGGGTTTAGTAATTAGCGCAAAGTTAACTGCAAACGGCCCTACAGTTGCAAGTAAATTCATTGCACCTCAGCTTATTGAGATTCCTGGACCAAAGGGTGATACAGGGACAAAAGGTGATACAGGCAATACTGGCACAATCAATGTCGGTACTGTAAGTGCAATAGCATATGGTTCTACTCCTACTGTAGTTAACTCAGGGACATCTACAGCCGCTGTATTTAACTTTGGGTTGCCACGTGGTGAGAAAGGTGATGCAGGCGTAATTAGTAGCGTAACAGCTACATCTACAGCAGCAGGTACAACAGCTGCAGTTACGTTAGGTGGCACACCTAGTGACCGTACAATTGCACTGAGTATTCCAAAAGCTTATAACGGTACAAGCCGTGTATTTATTGAAATGTATAAATGGGCAGTAGATGAGCCTACTATAAAACCTTCAGGTACTTCTACTTATACATGGGCAGATGACACGTATAGCTGGCCTACAGGCGGTTCTAATTCATGGACAGCTTATCCAGGTGCTGCACCAGGTGGTATGACGCTTTGGGTAGTTAGAGCAAAGATTGTTAGCCAAACAGTAGATGTAACAACAGATGTTACTTGGTCAGATGCTGTAATCTATCCTATTAGCGGGTCTGGTCCAGGCTCTTATACTTGGATTAAATATGCAACTGCTGCTGATGGCACAGGCATGACAGATACTTATAGCGATACTATGAAGTTTATGGGTATTGCTGTAAATAAGCTGACGGCTACAGAGTCTACTAGTGCTGCTGCATATGATTGGGTTAGAATTAGAGGTGCTGATGGTATTGATGGGGTTTCTACTACTATGTATAAGGTAGAGCCTGTTGATCCAATCCTAACTAAGAATGCTGCAACTGGAACTTTGAATAAAACTCAAATTACTTTTAATTCGTATGCTAGAACAGGGGTTGGTGCTTTCGTAGATTATGCAGCGTTTTGGCGTGTGTATTTAGATGGCGTAGAAGTTAATGCCTCTGCTGCAAGTACTTCAACAAAGGCTGCAACTATTACTAGTGGTTCAAGTTACGTTAAAGCAATCATCTATTCAGATTCTGCTAGAACAATTAAGATAGATGAGGTATATGTACCTATTGTAAATGAAGGTCCAAAAGGTGATACAGGTACTTTAGCATTAGGTACAATAGCTACAGGTGCTCCAGGTTCTACTGTTGCAATTACTAACACAGGGACAGCGTCTGCTGGTATTCTTAATATTACAATACCTAGAGGAGATGTAGGCGCTACGGGTGCTGTACAAACCATTTCTATTGGGACTGTTACAAAAGGTATCACAGCTGCTGTAACTCGCACATTAACAGGTTTAAATAATAGTTTTGATTTTGTACTACCACAAGGTGATAAGGGTGATGCGGGAACAATTTCTATTGGTACTGTATCTACAGGTGCTGCTGGCTCTAATGTTGCCATTACGAACGTAGGTACAGCTTCTTCGGCTATCCTTAATATTTCAATACCAAAAGGTGATCAAGGATTACCGCCTACAATAACAGCTAATAGTACTACAACAGGTACTGCAGGCTCATCTGCTAGTGTTACATTGGATGCGTCAAGCACTTCTACAGCCGCTAAATTTAACTTTACAATACCGAAGGGTGATAAGGGGGATGCTGGTAATGCAGGTAGTATTACTGTAGGTACAGTAACCACTGGTAATGCAGGCACAAACGCTGCAGTTTCAAATAGCGGAACTACATCTGCAGCTGTATTTAATTTTACAATCCCTAGGGGTGATATTGGGCCTGTTGCCGCATTTAGTGTGGGTACAGTTACAACAGGTAGCGCAGGCTCTAGTAGTGCTGCAAGTATAAGTGGAACAAGTGCTAGCCCTGTGTTAAACCTAACAATTCCAAAAGGCGATAAAGGAGATATTGGCCCTAATCTATTTATAACATCTAGCAGAGAGTTAGCTTTCTATTCGGTTGATAACATATATTCTGGATCAGGTAATAGTAATATAACCCTAACAGCTGTTAAGTCGTCAGATATTACTAGTACAAGTTATGTATGGTCATTTTCAGGCTTTAATGGTGGGAATCCCTCTACTAGTGCTCAAAATGCTGTAATTAGTACGTCTAATATGGGTACATCTCGCGCAGCAACAGCCACTTGTACTATTGGCGGATACTCTTATATGGTAACTATTTATCGTATGAATGAAAGCTCTGCAGAAGCCGGGGCTACCGTTGGCGCAGATTGGAGCAGTAACGTAACAAATAGGCCTACTTCTTTATCTGGTATTAACTCAACGGAAGGCACGTTGCTTGGATTGTTTTCATATAGCGGATCTACTGTAACTTTAAATGCTAACTTCCAATCAAATGCTAATATTACTGCTTATTATTCTTCTGATGAAAGATTAAAAGAATGTGTACGTAAGATATATGATCCTATTGGAAAGTTAAAATCAATATCAGGTAACAACTTTAAATGGGCAGAAGATTATTATGCTAAACAAGATTCTGATTTTGTTAAGGAATGGGATGTTGGTGTACTTGCGCAAGAAGTAGAAAGAGTATTACCAGAAGCTGTTAGAAAACGTAGTGATGGATTCTTAGCGGTAGATTACGCTAAAATTATACCTTTACTTATTGAGGGTTTTAAAGCTCAACAAGAAATTATAGAGGAACTTAGAAATGCCATACAGCATAAGTGATGTAAATGTAGACTTAGGCAGAACTACAACAGCAACAACAAGCTTAAATGAACCTGTAGTTAGAGATTTATTATTAGCAGACCCTTATCCTGCTCCTGTAAATTTATATCCAGACCTTTCACCTGAAAACAATACGCCACCAGTTTTATCTGTTAATACTATTACCCAAAATAGTTGTATCTTTACGTGGACAGGTGGTGAAACTTATGGTACATATCAGCTACGAGGTAGATGGAAAGATAAAGATGGCTATTGGGTAAATATTGCAGCTGGGAATACTTTAACAAAAGGGGCTGTATTTAATTTCGGTTATTCGGGTGATCTTCGTAATACAATGTACGGATATTATGAAGTGTTTATTGTAATTAGATTTAATGGAATTGATTATCTGCCTTCTAACACAGTTAATGTACAGCTCTTAGATTGGTCGTTTGAGGATGGCTTTTATCCAGCTACGCCATATGGTGTAGGCAGCACCGCAGATGCAAACTACCCAAATCATAGTGTAACTTATCGATATGATATAAGATGGTTTAGACTTGCTCTTAGGCTAAAAGGAGTTGCTGATTCTGAATTAGGAGGTAGTGCACCGGCCACATATACTAACTTCAGCATGTCAATACATAGAAATGTAACAATCTATGATAGTAACAATTATAATGGTAATGTAGTAATGACTGTGCTTGCCGGTAATAATAATTATCTATGGGAAGCACCTAAGTTAATTATAGGCATTGATGTAGGTAGTGATCATGACTTTACATTTGTATATTCAGGCATAGCTAATGTAGATCCTTCTGACTACGTATTAGGTCATTACGAAACAGATACAACTTATCAGCCTGGTGATGTTGTTTGTATGTATAGTAATTTAGTAATGTGTATTAAAACATGCACTAATATTGAACCTTTTAATCATGCAAGTTGGTCTTATTATTGGGACTATCCCCCTACAAATCCTGGAAGAGCTATTGCCTTTTGGAATACTCACTATGCTAGAAATAGTACTTTCATAAATAATGGTACTATTCTAGGCGGTGGTGGCGGTGGAG